AAAGAAATCAAGATTGGGTCGAAGTTCTGAACACCACCAGTAACGTTTGTAGGACCATTATCGGTGGTCTCCATCAAAGCCTGACGGTCTTTAGCCATTGCTTGGTGTTGGTTTTCCAAAACAAGAGCTGTAACAGCTTTCTTGTATGGGTCTTTAATGGCTTCTAATTCTGGATGCTCCAGAACAGGTTGCCATTTCTTTTGTAGTTCTTCTGTCAAATACATTTTTATTCCTTTTTGTTATGTATTAAGGTTAATTACTTAACCAAAGTTTGTGAAATGGTTTTTGCATATACTTCCATTGAAGGATCGGCGAAAACTTGTTTTTTCTCATCTTCAACCAATACTTCTTCAAAAGCAGATGCGTCTGCAACCTTAACATCAGCTTTGAAATATGATTCTTTCAAAGTGTCAAGTTTAGTTACAAATTCTTCCTCAGTAGTAAAATCAACACCTTCTGCAAGTGCTTTTAGTTTTTCTACTTGAGTCTGCGTCAGGCCTTCACACGCTGTGTAGATAGCCTCAATTTTTTTCTGTTCGTTCAAATCTTTAGTGAGTTCGATACCTTTGTTGATTTGCTCATTCAAAGCAGCTTCTAATTCTTCTACTTTGGCAGCTAATTCTTCAGCGATATCAATTTTCTCTTGTGGAACATCGATATAATGTTCAACAAACAAATCACGGAGACCAGCCATGAAATCTTCAGCGATTTCGGCACGGAGACCAGATTCGATAGCGATTTGATTATCTTTAATCCATTCTTCTACCATGTAGTTGAGGTAGTCATCAACTTTAGCAGCCATATCTTCTTTGATTTGTTCTACGGCAACTTCAAATTGTTCCATCAACTCTTGTTCAGATTCAGCGATAACTTCTTCAGCACGAGCAATAACGGCAGCTTCAAAAATGGTAGATGCTTTAGCAACAAATTCTTCAGAAAGATTTTCGCCAGATAAAAGAGCATCAATATCTTCTTTCATCTTTTCTTTCATTTTGTCTTGCATCATTTTTTTCTTCATCATTTTTTCTTCTTCCTCTTCGGAAATTACTGTGTCGTCTGATTCGGTTTCTTCGCCATAAGATTGGAAAGTAGCGCCTGGATTCTTTTGCATCATTTGTGGTGCCAATTTACCAGCGATACGGTCACGAATTTGCTCATATGGTGTTGCATCAGATTTAACTGGATCAGCAATGTCAGAACGACCCATAGAATCTTGTGGACCAGTTGCTTTGCTGATACCTACACCATCTTTTTCGGAACCAACAGGAGGAGTAGCACCTGGAGGAGTTGCTGATGGAACACCTTTTGTGTAGTTAGGTAGTTCGTCTGTCAAAGCACGCTCTGGTGATTGGCCAATTTCGCCAGCATCATTAGTACCATAAGCGGTCTTAGATGCTAAACGGTCTGCACCGACTTCACCATCTGGATGTTTGTCTGAGCCACGCTGACCTTTTTTGGAAGCGATATTGGCATCAAAAGTTGATTTGGAATCCTCGCCTAGCAAGATTGACTTAGCGGCATCGGACAGGTTAAAATTTCCCATTTTGAAAATCTCCTTGATTTATATTGGATATTTATAATTAAAGTTTTTTCATGAAGTTCTCAAATATGTGTAGACTGACTTCTTCAATTTCTCTCTGTGAAGCACGGCGAATTTGTTGAATTGCCTGAGAGTGATCCTGTTCTGTCCAAACACCATTGACTAACATCCATTCTTTACCTTCCATAATACCTTGAACAAATGCTCCAGGTGCGGAAGGGTCTGCTACAATATCTGCCGCTGTGGCTAGATAAAAATCGTTCTGAACAACATTAACACCGTTAACGTTCTTCAATGAACCCATACCTCTTGAAGATACACCTAACTGAGCACCACCCTCAATCAATTGACGAGCAATATTACCCATTGGAGTATCTAGAACTTTGGCTTTACCAATCCATTGTGTACCATCTTCTTTTAAACCTTTAATAAGGATAGCAACACGGTCTAGATTGATAGTTGGTGTTTCAGGATGACCTAATTCACCAAAGGCACGGTTTTTATTAATGTATTCTTCTGTATAACGATGAACTTCTTTCTTCATCGTATTGTATTCGTATAAACGGCCATTTTTATTCTTCTTTTCAGAAACGAGGAAAGGACCCTCAATAAAGAGTTCCTTTTTGCCGTCTGCGCCTTCGGTAATATAATTTACCGTTTCGTTAATTTCTTTGATTAGTTTCATATTCCTAATGCGCCTCTTTTTCTTAAAGATGTTTTTCTTTTTCTAATTGTTTGCTTAATTTTAGCTAACCTTTTAAACTTACTTCTTTTAGCACCTAACTGCCTATCTCTACGTTCATGGTAAGACATACGAACTAACTTGCCACCACGAATTGTATAACCTGGTAAGTTAGAAAAGGTTTTGTTTCTTTGAACTACGCCTTTTCTTACACGAACTCTAACAATTCTTTTTCTGCCAACTTTTTGTACCACAGCTTCAGTTAACAGAAACTCTTTAAAGGTTAACATTCTTACTGTTTAGCACCAGTAATAGCATACTGACCATAGTTAAATGCAGCAGGATCATTAAACTGACCACGCTGATAATGTGCGTTGTCTTTTCTTAATGTAACAATTAAAGTATATGCTGTGTTTGCAGTTACGCCGTAAGTATTAATTCCTAAATTTCCATTTGGACTAATAGCATTATTCATAATAGCAGGATTTTGTTGACTACCAAATTCACCGTTACCGTTCAGATAGAAAATAGTAGCATTGTTTGCTGTGGTGCTACCTGCCCAAAACAATTCAACAGAACCAGGAGGCGTTGAAGTTCCCATACTTACAAAGTATTGTGCTCCAGTTAATTGTAAATTGTAGTAAGGTAATGCAGTATTGCTAACACTTAAAGAACTTCTTAATGGCACACTATTTGCATCCAAAGCACCATACAAGGTATTCGCTTGAATGCGAGCATTATTTGCTTCATTTCCGGAAGTACCATCAAACTGGCCAGTTAATTTAATAACAGCATCTGTTGTTGTATCTCTCAATACTTGATATGTAAATTTGTTTGCCATCTTTTATCCTGTGTTTATAGTTACATATTTATGTAAGTTATTCTTGGCCGGAATCTTCTGAACTTTCTTCTTGTGAAGCTTCAGAATCTTCTTGTTCTTCTTCATCGGCCAACATATTTTGAGCCATGTTTTGTTTGGCCAACTCAAAATGAGCTGATACTTTTGCATGAATATTGTCATACAAAGCGTTACGAAATTCTACGCCATTGTCATCCATAGCGTAATCAATAATATTGCGAGTTGAGTAATCCGGCATCATTTTCTCCTAAGGTATTCAAATATTTATAATAAATCTATTCATCTGCTTCATCTTCTTCATCACCAGCTGGACTTTCAGGCTGTTTTGGTACATTAGACATCATCATCTGTTGTGCCACCTCATTACCTACACCAACTGGTAAACCAAGACCTTGTTCTTTTTCCTCATCAATTTCTGCTTGCATTTCTTTGATTTGGTCATCAGTCAAGCGTAAAACTTGACGCTGAATCCAAGCTTGTGAGAAATAACGACCTGTATATGGGTCAACCTGACTTAACAAGCCAAGGCGCTCCTTCATTAATTCAGCATCTTTAAGTTCAGTAAAGTTATTGTCTTTAATGAAGTCATAGTAGATATGCTCTTTGAATTCTTGCCATTCTTCATTGGTACAAATACCTTTAAGAACACATTGAACACGGAGTGCTTGGTCAAATAACTCAGCAAACTTGTTACGCAAACGGTCAACAAATTTAGCAAACTTTAGTTCGTCACGGGTAATCTCATTGGTACGACCAAGAGTAAAACCTGCTGATTCTGGATTTAAACGAGAAACAGGAACATTCAATGCTTTGTATAATTTTTTTTCAAAATACTTAACATCTTCTAACTCACCTAGATTTTGACCACCAGGTAATGTAGAAATTTCTGTGCCTTTTCCACCTTCACGGCGTGGCAACCAGAAATC